GACACGCGCGCGGTCGCTGTGGTCGGCAAGGGCGCGCAGGGGCCGGAAGGCCCGGCTGGCCCAGTCGGACCGGTCGGACCAGCTGGCAGTGGCAGCATGCCGCCCATCGACTTCGCGTTCGGCGATGCCAGCCCGGCGGTTGTGCTGCTGGTGCAGGAGCCGCTGGAGGTGCTGAGCGTCAGCCTGCAGGTGGAAGAGGCGTTCGACGGCACCGGCGCGGCTGTTGCGCTGGGCACCACCGCAGATCCTGACCTGCTGCTGCCGCCGGCATTCAACGCTCCCGGTGTACTGGGCGTCTACGAAACGGCGCCGCGCGCCGAGCTGCCCGCCGGCACCGAAATGATCCTGACCATCGCCCCGGGCGTTGGCGCGACCGCCGGCCGCGGCCAGCTGGTCATCACCGCAGTACCCATCCAGTAGGAGATCCACATGGCCGGTCGGTTCGGCGACTATCTCGGCACACTGTTCTCGAAGTTCCAGCTCGGTCTCGGTGGCCCCCAGCTCAAGAGCGCGGCTGGTGCGATCGAAGCGCGCAACGACCAGGACAACGCTTACGCGGCCGTGCGCGCCGCGCTGTTCGCCACGTTCGGCAACGATTTCGAGTTGAACGCCGGCGCGGCAGAAGCTGCCGACGACTGGAAGTTCACCTTCCGCCGGCCGTCCACCGGCATGACCCACAACCTGGTGGTGGTGATGCCCGCCGGCGACCCGGCACCGGGCCAGGCGTTGACGGTCGCATCGTTCGCCGACGACGTGATCGCCCTGCAGTGGACTACCATCGCCGCCGGCAACGACAAGCTGGTGATCGACACGACCAGCATTGCGTTCGGCGCCAGCTCGCCGGTGGCAATGTTCACGTTGCCGGCGTCGGCCATCGTAGAGCGGGTGCAGGTCATCGTCGACGAGCCGTTCAACGGCGCGCCAAGCCTGAGCGTCGGCGTCGCTGGCGCGACCTCGAAGTACCTGGGCAGCACGCAAGTGGACCTGCGCGCCGGCGCCGGGACCGTGTTCGAGGTGACGCCGGGGCTGGAGGCTGTCGGCACCACGGAGGCGCTGATCGCCAGCTACGCCGCTGGCGGCGCGAGCCAAGGCGAGGCCCGCGTGCTGGTGACCTACGCAATCCCGGGTTGATCCGTGCGTGTCATCCCCGACCTGCAGCTGCATGTGGTTGATGCACTTCCGGCTGCAGCTGCCAGTGCCCGTCAGTTCCTCGTGCAGGCGGGGAAACTCTGGTTCAGTGACGGCACCAACTGGGTGCAGATTGGTGGCGCGGTGAAGCTCTACCCGAAAACCTACGCCGACACAGCCAGCGGAACGTTCACGCTGCCGGCGACTGCACTGCCAGACGTTGACGTGCTGGCGATTGGTGGCGGTTCGTCAGGCGGAATCGCTATCGGCCAGAGGGGAGCCGGCGGCGCCACGACAGTGCAGGACAGTCTGGGGCAGACAATCGTTGAGGCAGAGGGCGCACTCAGTACCCGGCCCGGGCGCGGTGGCGGGATAGGTGCCCGTCACTCCGGCGGCAGTGCGTCGGGCCCTGGTCATCCCGGAACCATGGGCGCATTCGGCTTCTCCTGCGGTGGAGCTGCATTCCCATGGTCTGCTGCTGGTAGCGGTGACTTCACGTCTCCCGGGGCTCCTGGTACTGGGGATGGTGGAGGAAGCGGCCAGACCGCGGCGAACGCGTCCAGCGTGGGTGGGAATGGCGGCGGTGTGTTCCGGGCGCGCGCTACCATCCAGCCCGGCAGCACCTGCACACACACCATTGGTGCCGGCGGAGTTCGCACTGGCGGCAACATCGGAGAGCCGGGGGGCTCTGGGCGCGTGGAGTACCACTACTTGGACACCGTGCCGTGAGCCGCATCGCACTGATCCGGGCCGGCGTGGTCGCAAACGTCATCGAGGCGGACCTGGCGTTCGCCTCAACGCTGCGGGACTACGACGCAGCGATGGTAGCCGGTGCCGCTGGCCCTGGCTGGCTGCTCGTCGCTGGTGATCTGGTGCCGCCGGCGGCACCGGCCACGGAAGACCTAGCCGAGGCCAAGCAGCGGCTGCGCGAGCGCGCCACAGCGCTGCGCTGGGAGCACGAGACCGGCGGGATCACCGTGGCCGGCGTTGGGGGGCTGACCGGGGTCGAGGATCAGAACCGCATCGCCACCGCGCTGATCGGCGCCCCGGCGACACTCGATTTCAAGGCCGAAAGCGGGTGGGTGACGCTCACCCTGGCCGAGCTGAAAGGCATCGCCGATGCCATCACCACCCATGTGCAAGCGTGCTTCAGCGCAGAGCGTGCACATCACGAAGCGATCGACGCGCTCACTTCGCTAGCGGGCGCTGCCGAGTATGACGTGGAGGCCGGCTGGCCGTAGGCCCGCCCGTAGCGGATGTCGAAGATCGACCCTGAAACCGGGCTGCTTGACCAGCAGCGCCGGTTCGCCGACGAATACCTGATCGATTTCAACGCCAGTGCGGCGTACGTGCGCGCCGGCTACAAGGCCAAGGGCGCCGCGGCCCATGCGGCGGCCGCCAGGCTCCTGGCCAACCCAAAGGTGCAGGCCTACCTGCAGCGACGTCGCGAGGAACTGGTCGCGGCAAAGCGTGTCGACCAGGAAGCGGTGCTGGAGCGCCTGGCCTACATGGCGCTGGGAGACATCCGCGCGCTGTTCGACACCAACGGCAACCTGAAGCCGATGAGCGATCTGACCGCCGAGGAGGCGAGCATCCTGCAGGGCGTCGAGGTTTTCGAAGAGTTCGAGGGCCGCGGCGAGGACCGACAGTTCGTAGGGCTCACGAAGAAGATCAAGTTCGTCAGCCGGCTGGACGCGGTGAAGACGCTCGGCCAGCACTTCGGGATGTTCTCGAAGAAGGTGGAGCACAGCGGACCAGGCGGCGGGCCGATCAAGATGGAGCAACAGCTGGCGGAACTGCTGGAACTCGCGGACGGATCCGATACCGGGACCGGCCCGGCGTCATCGAGGGGAGGCTGATCGGTGTCACAGCTGAGCGACCAGGACGCCAGCCGGCTCCTGGACAAGCTGTCGGACCGATGGTGGCGGCTGAACAACCTGTACTACATCACCGACAAGTACGGTCGGAAGGTGCTGTTCAAGCCGAACGAGGTGCAGGCCGACCTCGACGACAACCTGCACACCCTCAACCTGGCGCTGAAGTCGCGCCAACACGGGATAACGACCTGGGCGTGCATCCGCGCGCTGGACATGGCGCTGTTCAAGAAGAACACCCAGGCGGGCATCGTGGCGCACACCGCCGGCGACGCGGCCAAGTTCTTCCGCAAGAAGGTGCTGTACGCCTATGACAACTTGCCGGACTGGTTGAAAGCCATCCGACCGGCGGTCCGGCGGGATATGCGCGACGGCGTGCTCGAGCTCGCGAACGGATCCTCGATCGAGGTCAGCGTCTCGCATCGCGGCGGCACGCTGACGTTCCTGCATATCTCCGAGTATGGACCCATGTGCGCCATGTACCCGGAGCGGGCGCAGGAAGTCGCCTCCGGCGCACTGAACGCCATCGCGCCGGGCAACATCGTGGTGATCGAATCTACGGCGTACGGCGCGGCCGGCGACTTCTACGAACGCTGCCAGACGGCCATGGAGCTGGCCAGGCAGGTGAAGGCCGGCACCGGCGTGCTGACCTCGATGGACTACCGGTTCCACTTCTACCCGTGGTTCCGCGACCCGATCAACGAGCTCGACCCGGAAGGCGTCCCGATCGGCCCGGATGACGAGACGTACTTCGCCAAGGTCGAGGCGGAGATGGAGTACAAGCTCTCTGCGCGGCAGAAGGCCTGGTACGTCAAGAAGGCGGGCGACCAGCGCGACAAAATGAAGCGCGAGCACCCGTCTACACCGGCCGAGGCCTTCGAGGCGTCGACCGAGGGTGCCTACTACGGCAAGGAGATGGCCGCGGCCTCGAACGAAGGCCGGATCACGGACCTACCGATCAACCCGGCCGTGCCGATCCACACGTTCTGGGACATCGGCCGTTCGGACACCACGGCCATCTGGTTCATGCAGGAGAACGGGCCTTGGCTGGACTTCGTGGACTTCTACGAGGCCTCCGGCTTCGGCGTCACGCACTACGCGAAGGTGCTGAAGGAGCGGGGCTACCTGTACGGAAAGCACCACTGGCCCCATGACGGCGCGAATGAAGACTGGTCTGCATCCGAGAACCGAGTCCAGGTCGCCAGCAAACTGGGCGTGAAGCCGATCATCGTTGTGCCGCGAATCGAAGACGTCACCGAAGGCATCGACATGGTTCGCAACATGCTGCCGCGCTGCCGCTTCGACAAGACGCGCTGCGGGCCGCCGAAGGCCGGGCAGGGCCGCGGTGGACTTGAAGCGCTCCGGCGCTACAGCAAGCAGTGGAACGAGAAGACCGAGACATTCTCGGACATGCCATATCACAACTGGGCATCGAATCCGGCCGATGCGTTCCGCACGGCCGCCCAGGGATACGTCAGCAGCAGCGGCCGCCGTGTCGGCGAGAGCCGCGCGCTGGCCGAAGACAACTGGAGAACCGCATGAGCGTCTCAGCACGTGAACGAAATCACCCCACAAAGGCGGAGCTCGAGGAGCTCCTGGCCATGCTGCTTGCGGCTGCCGAGGAAGGCCAGCTGGTGAGCCTGGTCTTCATGCTCCAGGACAGGGAGGGCAATGCCATGGTCGACTATCGCGGCTGCCACGAGTTCACGGAGATGGCCGCCCGCACCGTGCGGGAGCGCATCGCGCAGGAGGTCCGCATCAGCCACCCGCTGATCACCCAGCGGATCAATGGCGAGCTGGCGCGGGAGCTGAACTGATGCAGCTGGAGCAGCTCGTCCTGCACGTCCAGCAGGCCCGGGCCTATGCCCGCTACATTCCCGGCGGCGAGAAGCATGACACCGTCGTCGCCGACCACGTGCTGACCCCGGAAGAGGCAGCCGCGGCGCTGCGTGAGGAGCTGGACGCCGCCCTGCAGCTACTCGGAGCCCGCGCATGAGCCTGCAGCTCGCGCCCGAGGGCTTCGTCTGGTGTGGGAAGAAGGGCGACCTGACGCTCTACCTGACGCACATCAGCCGTGACGGCGACGACGATGCGGCGCTGTACATCCGCAACGAGAACCGCCGTGTCGAATCCAGCGACGCGATCACCGGCAAGGCCGCGACCGGATGCCCTGCATACCTGGTGCCGTTCCGCGACTTCTGGGTGTTCCGGCCGGAGGACCGCGACCGCGGTGGCATGCACCGCATCGAGGACATGACCAGTCGCCTGGCGAATGCCTCGGTTGCGCTGTATGGCATCGACGCGGCGCCCTACCGGCACCGCATCCACGACGCGATCCTGGAGTTCTGCGACGACGTGAAGAACCTCCGGCCGCCGGCGGAGAAGAGCCGCGAGGAATGGCTGCGGGAGATGGGCGCAATGGGGCTCACGGTCAAGATCAACGGGCAGGCGGTGAACTGATGCACACGATCGAGAACCTACGGGGCGACCGCGGGCACCTGCCAGGCGGCGCAGAACTCGCCATCAGCGCCGCGCCGGAGGCTCCCATCCATCCGCTGGACAGCCCCGAGGCGCACAGGATCCACGCCAAGGTCCTCGACTACTACTACTCGGCCCTCGACGCGCATTTCGACAATCGCATCGAGCAGATGCTCGACTACGATTTCTACGACCACATCCAGTGGTCGGATGCCGACCGGGCGGTCCTGGCCGCGCGCCACCAGGCGCCGCTGACCTACAACAAGATCAAGATGGCTCTGGACTGGGTCATCGGCACCGAGCGCCGGACCCGGATCGACGGCGTTGTCCACCCCCGCGCGCAGGACGATGTCGAGCTCGCGACGGTGAAGGGCGAACTGCTGAAGTACCTGAGCGACACCAACAGGGTGCCGTGGGCAAGGTCGCAGGCGTTCAAGGATGCGGCCATTGCCGGCTGTGGCTGGACGGAGGAGAACATCCGGACCAACCGGTCATGGTCAAGCACGTGCCGTGGCGCCAGATGCGCCGAGATCCCGTCTCGCGGGAGCTCGATCTTTCGGACTGCCGGTTCCTGATCCGTGAGAAGTTCGCAGATCTCGACTATTCGGAGGCGATGTTCCCGGACCGCATCGAGATCGTGAACCGCGCGGCGCGCGATCACTTCGACGGTGACGACGGCACCTGGGAAGAAGAGCTTGACCTGCCACAGGTGTTCCGCCGCTACGACAGCCGCGGCCACGAACTGACCGGCCGCCGGATCACCGGGCGGGTTTCCCTAGATAGCCGCTGCCGGATGCGGGTGCGGCTGCTGGAATGCTGGTTCCGGAAGCCGGTAGCCCACAAGCGCATCTGGGGCGGTGATTTCAAAGGCGAGCGCTTCGACCCGGGCAACGCCGCGCATGCGGCGGCACAGCAGGAGATGGCGGCCGGCGCCAGCCCGATCTACACCCTCACCGACGCGGTGGTCGAGGAAATGTGGTGTGCGGTGTTCACCGAGGAGGGCTTGCTGTCGCTGAAGCGCAGCCCGTTCGCCCACAACGGCTTCCCCTACACCCCGTACTGGTGCTATCGCCGCAACCGCGACGGCATGGAGTACGGCCTGGTGCGCGGTGTTCGTGACTCGCAGGAGGACCTGAACAAGCGCATGAGCAAGCTGCTCTGGGCGCTGAGCACCAACCAGCTGTTCTTCGAGGAAGGTGCAATCGACGAGGACCGGCTCGAAGAGATCAAGCGGGAGATCGCCAAGCCTAATGGCGTCATCCCGCTGAAGAACGGCGGTTTGGCGCGGATCAGGGTCGAACGCAACCTCGACGTTGCCGAGGCGCAGATCCAGCTTCTGGAGATCGATGCGGCCCACATCCACGACGGGACGGGCGTGAACCGCGAGATGCTGGGGCGCGAGACCAATGCCGCCAGCGGACGCGCCATCCTGGCCAAGCAGCAGGAGGGCGCGGTATCGACGGCCGAGCTATTCGACAACTACCGCCTGGGCATCCAGCTGAGCGGAGAGAAGCAGCTCTCGCTGACCGAGCAGTTCATGACCGAGGAACGGCAGTTCCGCATCGTCGGCGAGAAGAAGGGGGTGGACTGGCGCGTCATCAACCAGATCCGCTTGGACACCCTGAACAACGTGTGGGTGGTGGACAACGACATCAGCCGCAACCAGGCCGACTTCGTCGTCGACCAACAGGACTTCCGCGAGACCATGCGCCAGGCCTTCGCCGAGCAGTTCTTCGAGATGCTGGGCAAGCTGCCGCCGGATATGTCGGTTCAGCTGCTTGACCTGGCCTTCGACATGATCGACATGCCTGGCAAGGACGAGGTCGTGAAGCGGATCCGCCAGATCACTGGCCAGTCCGACAACGAGAGCGACCCGAACAGCCCAGAAGCCGTCGCGAGGCGAGACGCCGAACAGCAAGACCGCGACGTGGCCCTGCGTGAACGCATGGCGAAGGTCGGCCTGGACGAGGCCAAGCGCGAAGAGATCATGGCCAAGGCCAAGGCGCTGCAGATCAAGACCAAGGGCGATGCCCTGAACGTAGCCGAGCTCATCGAGCTCCTGCTCCCCCTCGCTCCGGCCGCCGACAGGCTGCTGAGCACCGCACATCCACCTGAGGAAACCGCGAATGTCGCAGCCTGACGAAAGCACGGCCCTGGCCGCCAACGAGTTCGAGATCACCGATGCCGAGCATGAGGCGCTCGCAC